ATGGAAAGCAAGAAAAGTGAAAAAGGCGCTACACTGGTAGGCATTCACCGCATTCCCCCCGTAGAGGGTCCATCTCGGCTACAACGCGCTATGCTTTATGCATCATTGATCGCGATTAACTGCCTCGAGAAAACCTCCACGAAGTACAAAATCCCATCATGGGTGACAAACCTCGCTGTTCCAGAGACAAGGGTTCCAATCGCAACCAAAAGAGGGAAAAATAAAGTCGCAGATCGGTCAACCACCACTGTCAAATGGTCTGATTTCGGATCAAGAGAGGAATAGAAAACACTGGAATAAGCTTGGGCAGACCTTGCTGACCATATTCCTGCGGTATTCTCCCGCAAAATTCAAGGCATTCAAACCAATGGAGCCTTGTGCGGCAATTCTAACAACTCAAACGGCTCCAATCTAGTCGAAATACATCAGTATACCAATTCTTTTAGAGTGGTTGCTTCGAATGAGTGTACAAGAAACGGCACGAGCACCACTCCGTTTGGTGACGTTAAAGGTGACATCACAGCATCCTGGACAATAAACACGAACCCCTAATACCATCAATGCAAAGGCATGACAGGTCGAGTGTACGATCCGCATTACCAGATTGTGGTAAAAGCGCCCTAATCGCAGGTTACTTTTCAGCTGAAAAACCGCACGACCATCTACAATATTATTGCTGAAGGCAGACCATTCCGCACGACGAATGATGACCTGAGTGCTAAATGTTATGATTGTAAATTATAATTCATAACTGACGCCCGTGCCTATCGATGGTCATGGCTCATGCAGGCCACCTCTGAAGTAGGTTATCCAGAGAAATACATGCTACCTAGTCATTTTGACCCTGAAACAGACATTTTCGACAAGAATTCCATTAATGACGAAAAGCAGAACATCACCATACCTAACATGTCTATCGAACAAAGCAGAGCATCTAATCCTGAAGACACTGATGAGAATAGTGAAGAACAGCAACCCAGCAAATCATCTTAAAATCGATCCAAACAAGCAGCATTGCTCAACAATGAAGCTGCTGATTTAATTCAAGGATTCAGACATTAACCAAAGGATGATTGTCTTCTCAGCCAAGCAGAATCCCGCATAGTCGTCTATCCTGATGTGCAAAATAGTTTTGACGCTAAAAATGTAGAGGAGACATTCCGGTAAGCTTTGTATCCCAACATACAGTTAGACCGAGGTGTTACCAAGGTGAAACCCCCTCCCTCTCCCCAACAAACGGTCAAGAAATCAAAATATATTGCGAAGTCGAGTATCAATGAAACCAACGCAGTTGTAGAAGAGACTGATGACATCAGCGAATTGACAGCCGGGCGAACAAAATTTGAGAGCCTCAAACTCCATTTCAGATGGTGCCCTACCACTAAGCTTTATGTGCCAATGCATCGCGAATCTGCATAAATAGTAGTAGACATGGGTAAACTGGCTGATGTTGACTTCAGGACTGAATAATTCACAGCACTAACTGGATTAAAACTCGTCAAATTCGTCAGAGACGGACGTCTCGTGCCCAATCACAAATGTTGCGATTACCGAAAAGTCCAGTCGCTCATGATGCACATCAGTGACTGTGCCAAAGCCACTCGCGCGTACACCATTGAAACTAACCGAATGGAACTTGCCAGTCGTAACCCCAACACTGTTAAACCAAACACTGTAGCTCGAATCACAGGCAAAGAATTAGGATTTCGAGAGAATGTTGTCACACATGAAATTGATGCCAAGGCTAGAAGGGAAATTCAAGCCCGCATATTCACCTCTATTCAGAAGATGATTTTCGACAGGATTATTGTTATCGGAGGTGATGGCTTACGGGAATACATTGAACCCGTTGACACGGATGGCATTGAAATCATCTACTTAAACCCGACTAATACCGCTTTTGATGTCACAGCTAGACTCCGACTCAAGATGCATGGCGCTGATGTACGTTAGTCCACACTTGCTGAACTCCAGGCATCTGATGAGCTCCTGCTTGGTGAATTAGATTTTGGTGCACGACCTAAGCCACACCCCAGAACCCTCATTATTACATCCCATGCAATCTACTACTGCTCTAGAGACATTTGCGAATACATGAGACCCGGCGATGAACTTATGTCAATTGCACACGTTTTTCACCCCTAAGACACCATTCAAGCATAAGGCTTAACAGTGCATGCAGACAATCTGACTATCACTGAAACATCAGTCAAACACCAACCGGCTTGCACTGAAGATGTCTATGAGCATTGCTTTTGGACTTTGCAGAATTACTAAACATACTAATGTCGTTATGGTCTGCTGGTCAGAGACAATTCTTCAATCAGTAGAGCTGAAAGATTGGGAGTAGATTACGGTCATTGGACCATGGAAGTAGGAGTTGGTGAGACTGAATTGCGTAGTGCAGTCATAACTCAAATAGGGTAAGTTTACACTGACGTTGGTAAAGGTTATGGCCCTGACGCAGCCAAGATGGAGACGGCTCCAATTTATCAACCCACTATTTACCCATACAGGTACACACTCAACTCTGCTCAACATCAGATGATCACCAATGCTCCTGAAGGTAAGACAATTTAATCAGTTTTCGCACACCGTCATAAAGCAAGGACTTTACCAAATAAGTATATGCAAGCCTTACCCCAATTTCGCAAACTTAGAGTGATACCTCTCGATATTCCAACTAATTTCAAGATTAAGCCGTACGGTGGGCACGACAACGCATTCTAATGTAAATGTTATAAAACCTACCTTGGTTACTTTGATCGTAAACCGAAAACCAAATATGAATTTCGAATTGAGCAACTCTTCAAAATTTACAATGAAACCCCAGTTAATGAGATCTAATATTGTGATAAAGCGTTGTTCGATTAGAAGTACACGCACCATGAGAGCGACTGTCCAAGATTAAAACTCTTCAAAACAGCTGAATTCCGTTCCCGAGTTGCAGCTCGCAGAGTCAAGACTGACCCTGATGAGCTCAGTATTGATGAGTTAGGTCGATTTGCTAATGCGGCCATCAGACGTGGACTGCACAACCATTGTTAATCTGACACTTATTTCCAAATTGGAGCAGCCATCCTCAAGGATCTAGTTTAAGGCACTCGTACACCCTTCAAAGATTACTTTGTCCAACTCACTACCGTAGATTCCAAGGTGGCTGATGCTAACATTGTTGAACCATGGTGGTATGTTGTCGACCCTGAACTTAATCCGTATAAGAGAAATGAATATCTTCTCATCACCAACCCTGTGAAAATGCATGATGTCTCAATGGCTCAGGCACTACCGAAGATCCCCAATAAACTATTGCCCACCGGCTTAGATAATACAGGCCAATCCTTTGTATTCAATGATATTGAAGGCGAACCGTTCGATTTTGAGTCATCACGCATCAGCGAAGAACAAACAACATCACTCCATGATATAGATTTTGATAACGCCCATAGGAATTTGTTCAGTGCAGAAGAAATCTAAGGTGACCGTTATGCAAAATCTGACTAACAGGACAACAAGGTACCAAATGATTTATTTAAACGACAAAGTAACATAGCTCCTCAGACTATTAAGGCTGCCGAACGTGTGACGCTTAGCAAACCCGTATCATAAAGCTGTCATAAAACTGCACAACTAAGACTCATTTAAGATGAACCAAACCTTAGTACCGGAATGAATCAGCTCGATAAACATGACGACAAGATACCAATCGACTTACCTAAACCACATAATGCCATCGCAACTTAAAACTGTCATACAGTCATGCGCTTAAGACCCACTCTAAAAGATTAACCGAGTATTGAAACTTGGATGGAAGGGCATATCCATAAAACTAAGGAATAGAAGGAGGAAGAGGAACGCAAAGTCAGTATGACAAATTCCTCTATGACCAGCTAATAGAATAAGCTTAAACACTACATATCAAATGAACATTGCAGATACAATTTAATTAACCCTAATTGTCGCATTGGTGAAAGAAATTTGCCAAAATAAACTATTGGAATGACTGAACATGTGACGCTCAGTAAACCCTTGATACAAACGATTAAGGCACAACAATAAGCTAGGTTAGGAGCGGTCGGCGTAGTGTTGACAACACCCACTAAAGGATTCAGGTTAGGCATGATGCATGACGAAAACAACCCTATCATTACTACCACCATAGAACTCTAGACTGCCCTCGACTGGATCTAGTATGGTGAGATTGTCGCTGTTGATAACGAAGCAGAAAAAGGAACCATTGAGACAGTGAATGCAATGACTATGATGAGCCGTTGCAGAAATTAGGTTTTAATTTATCACGGACAGCAAGTTAGAACGAAGTAATTTAAAGTCTACGCTCAGTTGGCTAAGCTCCAAAACACCTGTATTGTATTTGGAAGCACGCTAGAGAAACATTATCCTAACTCCACAGATATGCAGGCGCTTTATTTGGAGAGGACTGGTGCTTTCGTCCAAAATTAATTACCATCGCTCGATAAGGTGTACAAAGATTTCTGCATCATGCACCCAAAGAGGCCATCACCAAAATCCTACACAGTGTATTCTTGCAATTAGTTGAGTCAGACAGCACGTGATTATGCTGCGAATGACACCATAGGTCTTGCCGAAGTGTACGAGAAACAGGTGCCGATAGGAGGTTATGAGGTTATCATTGAATTTGGCCAACAATCCCATAGAATAACCAAAGCCGAGTTTAACCGAGCGTTGCCACTGCTCTAGTTACCGCAAGATGCTTACACAGTCAACATGGACTTCTGCCCAAGGAAAGTATCACAACTACATTCGATTGTTGATGCTGAGAAAGTTATTAGTGAACAAATTGGCTATCCTATCCGGATTGCTTGCGTTGGGTCAGGTGATGATGCTGCCGTTCATAGCAAGAAAGGAGCGTCATGTTTCCGTAACGCTATTGCTTGGTCAACTGCATCCATCTCCCATAAATTAGCAGTGGACAAGATTCTGACTAAAGGTGGTAATTGTAGTTATGCTCAACTCTAGTCCCTCACAAATTTGCCACTTGCCGCAGTACGCTCCATGACAACTGTGACAGGCGCAACGCTCACTGGCGTTGCTGCAGTCATTGCAGACACTTAAGTGGCAATCGGTGAGTTCAAGAATCATCAGATTCAATTCTGGAATCTAGCAATTTAAGGACTCCGCACTCTCTATGGTAAATCTGTTAATGAGGGTGGCACCACACACGTGATTGTTCAAGGGGGTCATGCATTAACAATTGTTCGCACGTCCCATTACAATGCACTGCTTAACCATGGTATAATTGCGAATGCTCACGATTGTGATTGTGGGTTCTGCCTTGCTCCTAACTCCGCACTGCCAGTCGACAAGCAGAACCGGAGAGCAGCTGCACGTGCCATATCCACATTCACGAGGAAAGAAAACCTTGCTCCTTTCAAAGGTCCGTCAGTATGCATACCTGATTTACAATTGCAGATAACTAACAATTTCAAAACAACAGGTACATTAGCGAAATCAGCATTAGCATCCGAACAATTGCTAAATAATGCCCTCAAAATACGATCTAGAGAACCGGACCTCGACCCAAGCAACAAATTAGTGTATGATGAAGGCTACGGTGCACACGTCATCGTGGGTCGTTGCGCATCAAAAGCATTTCGATTTGACACCACCTCTACACTCTAACTAGTGAAAGTACCGAAGAACATGGTTGAGTTCGTCAGAGAGCATCGTCCCAAAATCGCCATGAGAGCTTTAGGACCAGTGTTCAAAGATTGCGAAGATGCCGTTAACCATGCTTCCTGTTAGTGTCCACTATCACTATTGGAAGCAGCCTAAGGTAGAATATCCAACTAGCCCACGACCTATAATTCCCGTGAAACCAAATTGTTTAAACGAACTTGTGAACGCATCATCGACATACTCCTCAACGGAGCAAGTGGACTAACAGATCAGGCTGATCTTACCACCATAATGGTTGAGGCGCTTGAAAACAGCACAAGTCTCAATGCAAAGTAAAAGGCTGACCGCATTTCAAAATTAACCAACCTTATGGAATCTGGCGATGCCCAGCTCCAGCACATTGATAACCACTATAATGGCTTTGTCAAAATTGAAGCAATGGTTGCAAAAGATCGCATTGCTCGTTGCATACTAGCTCCGAAAGTGGAGTTGCGTGACATATCTTAAGTGGCCAACTATTACGTTTAACCTTTACTTTACTAAATACCGGAATTTGTTAAACACTACAATTAAGAATAGATTGGAACTGTTGTCAAAGAAATCACCAAAGCAGGATTTATTGTGATTGACTTAGACTTTAGCAGCTATGACAGTTCTCAAACTGAGATGTGCCGCGATATTGAGAGTATGGTTGTCAGGAAAAGCGCTCCCTGTGATGTTTCCAAGATCTGGGATACTATTGGAGCTAGTGATCTTAACATTCAATTCAGCGGATATAAAATGTTTGCAAAGTATTGTAAAGCATCTGGCTCGAAATCAACATCATGGGGCAACACTTTCATCAATTTCGCTTTTGTAATCCACACTCTACTGCGGGCACGAGGAGAATTCAATATCCAAGAATCGTAGTGGAGTCACTCCTTGCAGTAACTCTAAACACTGACTGATGTGTTTTCGAGCATTAACCTCCCTGGGCAACAAAATGTTACGTTCAGAGTTGAGGGTGATGACAACACTCTCCCAGTATTATCCAGAACACTTGTACCATAACTACAATTGTATGCTTCTTAATTAGGTTTCCAAGCCACTGTCCAAGAGAACATTGGTGGCGGCAATGAATTTTGTAAGTTCACTGCTGAAGTTGATACAGATGGGGAAGTCTATACTCTCAAGAATTTTGCTTCATCATTCTTTAAACACATGTTCACTAGCCAAGTCATTGCGACGCCGGATTCAAAAAGAGCCGAGATACTGGTACAGGCAAAGCTTATAGCATTAGTGACAGCCCATCCAGACTTTATTGAACTACGAGACTATTGCAGAGCCGTACTTTCAACACTCAAGAGGAAGAATGTTATTGACATTGATGGATTACGCATACTGAAAGCGCGTGATCTTAAGTAAGTATTGTCTGAAATGAATTTCACGATCCGAGCTGATGGCTCTCTACACTTCCGCCGTGGAGAGTAGTGGTTGTCTAAAGGAGCTGGTCATGCTGCTTATTCAAAATACAAAGTTGAAATAGTGAAACTTACTTCTGAGGTGCTCACTAAAGGTCGAATGCTGCTTTTGGCGAAAGAAGATTACCCAAATTTAGGCGCATGTTTCAAGAACTCCGAAAAACCATATCGTAGGCGAGCAGACAATGGCCAGCTTGTCCGTGTGATATCAACGACAAAATTAGCCGGCACAACCAAAATTCAAGAGGAGGGAGAGGATGGTACATATATTAAAGAAATGGAAGACGAACCTCAAAACAGTCAATTCAATGATGAATTACAAACGTGGAAAACCAACCCTGGCGTAGACTCAGGTAACATCCGGAACGTAGACGTTATTGTGAACGCAGACGATAGAATAGGGACAGGCGGGAAAACAATCACAGCCCCGGTATTTATCTTCAATAATCTCAAATCCGCTGACTGGGCAGCTGCCAATTTAGGCGTGTTAGCACCACTCGGAATTCTTACCTCCATAGCTAAGGGCTATTTTGAAGAAATCCGAGGTTACGGGCCAGCAGAAAGGGAAGAAACACGAGATTTCCTCAGACCATACAATGCTCACAATGATAAGTTTGGTTTTGATTTTTCTGCAACCAAGAAGAAATTGATTGCTGTCAGACCAGACAAGTAAAGTAAGTAATTCACTCGAAGTGCTTATCCGGCTTTCATCAAGGAAGCGGCTACTTATCTTAGAACAGTTGCAGAATATAAAGATTATGCTGAGTATTTAGCAGATCTTGCTGGGTAAAGTGACTAAATCTTCACCAAAGAAATCACTAGAAACCGCACGAAACGACCTCGTGCAGAAGTTGGGAGGACCTCGCAAAATCACGAATTGAAAGTTGGCAGGTACGAAGAAATGATCAGCGACCAGGCTGATTAACTCGAGTAGATGAGGAGTAGCATGGGTATCATGCGGTCTGATGTGCTCAGGTAAAGACAGATGCTCGATAACTATGATGGAAAGATATTCCTCGATGGCGAAGTCGTTCGCAAACTGCCAGCCAAGACCACGTACCACGTCAAAGAATTCCTAAAGCGAGTTCAATTATCAGAAGTTCAAAAGTACGCTATGAGTTTGTTGGATGCCCATCACCCCCTCACTGAGGGTGTTCGAGTCCCTTCATTATTACCAATAGCTACTGGAACTTAGAGTTTGTTCTCACGGAAAACATTTTCCAATTCAGCAAGCAGATTATGTCTGTTCAATCTTGCTGCGACCGTGTAATCCCGGATGATAATCCCACAATCACAAACTCTTGTCAATGCTATAATGAACAACCCGATTATTGAAATTATGGCAGGCAATGTGCAAGATGTTGACAATTCTGACTCCAATGACCCAGCAAGGATGAGAAAATTCCACGCAATCACTCTAGACCCATCAGCTAATTTCAATCAGATTAAAGCTGATCCGGAATACGCTAGTAACGATTGGACTAACGACACTTTTGCAAAAATCAGACCAGTAGGTGCCACCATCCGTTGTTTCAAGACCTCCACGAGCGACAATGAGTCTGGCATTATGGTTGGACAGTATGGTCCAGTAGGTCTACCGTTTGACGATGGGCATACAATTGAGTCTGAACTACATAGAGACGGTGAGAACAAATAGAAACTTTATGTAGCATCACAAGAGTAAGGCTGTTGTCATGGCAAGGCTGGATTCATGATGTAAGCTTCTTATAGACCCACCTCCACCTCTGAAGTTGATCAACTATTCTCCCATCAAGAGCTCCCACTCCCTAATTACTCCACAGTTGACCTAGAGTATTAAGGCAAAAGATACCCATTTTGGGTGGCCTTCACAATTGAGAACGATTCCGGTGATAACGTACTAGCATATGCACCTTGGGATCCTTCTATTGTTCTCCCTTAAGTTATTGCTTAAACTACTAGAGAATGTTATCTCATAGTGGACACCCTCCAGACTAACCATACAGGATTGATTTTCCACTAGGATACCGGAAGTGCAACATTTGAACTTGAGATGATGTAGCGTTTCGAGGGCACATTTGATTACACACATGTCGGTTTTGAAACTAAAGCAGTGTCCCTACCAGATGATTATATGTCCCCTATAATGATCATGAAGTCCTTCCCGTCAACAAGCTTGTTCGCAGACCCAGAAAGAGTCCGTGATTAATACATCATGGAGGTTATGGGACTTAGAGAACTTGCTGGGATTTGGTCTGAACCGTTGGTTGCTACGGCCAAAGATCTCGCACGCTGGGGCATTGCAAATGTTCCAATTCGTGATACCGTCGGTCGAGCAATTGACATGACTGGTGATATGGCTTCTCTCGCATTGATGGATCTCATGCCCGAAGCTGCCCCACTCATAACTGCCTTAATCGACAAGTTTGGCTTAGGCAAGAAAATGAAGCAGAAAGCTAAGACTGCCATTGATACCATTAACAAATGGTCCCTCTCTGGTGATGTCGGTGATCTCATTCTGCATCGCAACCACACTAACTAACTCGCTATCTGCAACGATGGCTCGCGCACCACAGTCGGCACAACCCTAATGTCCGCTGAAGAAACTGAGTCCTATCACAGTAACTGAATAGGCAAGAGGTCTAATCCACCTCTACAATAGACGGATTGGGAGCTGCAAAGCTTTAAACCGGGCATACTTCAGGCACTCTTGAAGTCC